TGTTACTGAGTACAACAAAGAAGATGCCGAGAAGTTTATTGAGAAAGCCAACCGAGTGATCTTTGCTAGCAGACCCGCTGGCAAGATCTCCAACAACCCGGCATGGCACGAGTGCAAGTACTGCACCTTCCACAGCATGTGTCACGAGCAAGACATGCCAAGGCAGAAGTCTTGCAGGACTTGCCTGCACAGCACGCCGCTCAAGACGGGCGGATGGAAGTGTGAACTGCACAATAACAACCTGAATTTGGAAGCACAGATTAAAGGCTGCGAACATCATCTTTTCGTACCAGACTTGATACCCGGAGAGCAGATAAACTCAGGACCGAACTGGGTTGAATACAAACTAGGGGACGGGTCTGTATGGATCGACCAATCGAAGTAGACGATGAAGAGATAGAAGTAGACGCAACGATGCTGCTGACCGCTGACGATCTGGACATCGTTATGAAGGCTCTGGATTGTTACGCCTACGCTCTCATCATGGCACAAGCAGTCGGTGAACTAGAACGAGTGAAACAAGTGGCAATGGCGATTGTTCAGTCATGCCCGAAACCGGAGCTGGATTCGTGATTACTCTTAGACCTTACCAACAAGAAGCGATCGATAGCACTCTAAGATACTTTGAGCTGAACGACGGCAATCCGCTGATCGTGCTCCCAACCGGCACCGGTAAGAGCATCGTCATCGCGGAGTTCTGTAAGCGCATTCTTGCTCAATGGCCGGATACAAAGATTCTGGTCGTGACGCACGTTCGCGAGTTGATCCGTCAGAACTACGATGAGCTGAAGACGCTCTGGCCGGAAGCGCCTGCTGGCGTGAACTCGGCTGGCTTGAAGCGTCGTGAGTACGACCCGTCAATTGTATTCTGTGGGATACAGTCGGTTCACAACAAAGCATCCAAGTTCGTGAAGGTGGACTTGGTACTGGTGGACGAGGCACACCTGATTCCGCGTAAGACCAATACGATGTATCAGAAGTTCCTCAAGAACCTGAAAGTGATGAACCCGCACCTGCGGGTGGTGGGCCTGACGGCTACGCCATACCGGCTCGACTCCGGCCTTCTGTATGGCGGTGATGACTCGCTCTTTGACGGCCTGTCTTATGAGGCTGGCGTTCGCGAGATGGTTGAGAAGAAATACCTGACGAAGCTCGTATCAAAGCAGCCGAAGACGCGATTGGATGTCAGCGGAGTCAGCACCCGAGGTGGTGAGTTCGTAGCCGGTGAACTGGAGCGTGCGGTCGATCGCAGCGATGTGAACGAGGCAGCGGTTCGCGAAATCGTGAGCTTCGGAGCCGAGCGAAAGTCATGGCTGATCTTTTGCTCAGGCGTGAGCCACGCCACGCACATCGCCGAGCTAGTCAGGAAGTATGGTATCTCCTGTGAAACAATATTCGGAGACACACCCGATGCCGAGCGCGATCGGATTGTGCGTGACTTCAAGGCAGGCAAGATCCGCTCTATTGCATCTATGGGCGTGCTCACGACCGGCTTTAACGCGCCTGCGGTAGACCTGCTCGCCTTGCTACGCCCGACCCAATCAACCGGGTTGTATATACAGATCATGGGTCGCGGAATGCGCAACTACCCCGGCAAAGAAGATTGTCTCGTGCTGGACTTCGCCGGTAACGTCGCTCGTCACGGGCCGGTGGACCGGGTCAACCCCAAGAAACCGCGCAAGACCGATGAGGCAGGCGAAGCTCCGACTAAGACCTGCCCAGAATGCGATAGCATCGTTTTTGCGGCGCTCACTGAATGCCCCGATTGTGGATATGTCTGGCCCCCTAGAGAGCCTGAGATTGAGCGTACGGCGACGACGCTACCGGTGATGAGCACTGCCATCCCGAGCCAGTGGGTCCCAGTTAACTCTGTTGCGTACAGACAACACGTTAAGCCCGGAAGCCCTAACAGTCTGAGAGTCGAGTACCGCTCAGGCATGGTGGTTTACCGGGAATGGATCTGCCTTGAGCACAAGGGATTCGCACGAGACAAGGCAATCAAGTGGTGGATGGATCGCATGACCGGGCCGGGAGTCATCCCGACCACGACAGTAGATGCTATCGGTAAGGCGAATTCCTTACTCAAACCTGCCGAAATTAAGGTTCAGAAGAATGGCAAGTACACGGAAATTGTCGGTTTTCGGTTCGTGCAAGATCTGCAAGAGACAGGCTAGAGGGTTCCTCTTCATCCCTCAACGCGGTCATTCGAAAAAACCTGCCCAGTTTTGTTCGATTAAATGCATGGATAACTACATGATCGACAAGTCACCCAACGAAAAGCTTGCGCTCAACGAAGCCTCCGCAGCAGCGGGAGTCTTCATTGAGGCGACTGGTAACTATGACTTCACGAAGTTCACGCCGGATCAGTTCGATGAGTTCATCGAAGCGATCGTGACCGCCTACGTGGATTCACTTCAGGCTCAGCGAGTCGATGCCGAGGGTGTAAGATTCCCCTAAACCTCTTTACCCCGGAACCAAGCCTTACCATGTTCGACGACGCACAGTTCCGGCTGAAGCATCTTACCGCCCACAAAAGTAAGAACGGCAAAGCCCGATGCCCAGTTGACCGGGCCAGCCTCGGTGTAGTTGAACTGCGGCCCATATGGCTCCGCAAGCGTCCCGGTGTCTACGCCGTATCGGCGACCGCGATAATCCGCCCACGGCGTAACCTGAAGCTTGTGGAGGTGCCCGTGGACATAGGACACCCCAGCCTTGAGGGTTGAGTTGTACGAGGAGTGAATGCCTCCTCCGACCGGACGGTGCCGTATACAGACCCAGCCATCCTCTTCGCGGTTCAGATGCAACGCCCAGCCAGCCTCCCAACGCGGGAGATAGTCGAGCAACGTCGTACCTACCATCTCTTCAAACTCGCCAGCTCGACCAGACAGGTAGTTCTCAAATCGACTGTCGTGGTTACCAATGGTGCGGATTAACTTGGCACCTTGAGCGGCTCTTTCAATCTCAGCGCAGCGATCCTGAACGGTGTGAATCTCGTCCTTCAGCTCGGGCTGCTTTTCCCACATGATCCGAGCGTGACGGCTAATGCGAGCGCCATCCAAGATGTCGCCATTGAGCACCACCATTGCAGGCTTTAATTGCTTGGCTAACTTACAAAAGGCTTCGTGTCCGGGGGTAACAATACCGGGCCAGTAATGCGCGTCCGATGCCACAAGAACCACGCCATCGTGCAGCTCGTAGTCCATCACATGCTTGTAAACCTTAGAGCGATGCTCTGCGATTTTATCCAGTATCTGCCCTTTTTGTGCTCGCCAGCTATTTCCTAGGCCTTTACTCTCAGACGGCAGCGATATGCCGTATCTGATTTCTATGGTTCTTCTTCTGGCTCGGATGGCTCGTACATCCATCTTGAAGAACTCTGAGACTTTACTGGCGCTCTTTAGTTTTTTCCAAGCTTCGATGAATTCAGAATCATTTACCTTTGTCGGCACGATCCACCTTTATGCCTAGTTCTTTGCGGCGCTTGTTGGTTGCTTTATCGTCCCGAGATGCACGCCATTCCAGATGGCCATCTACAAGCCGATACTCTTCCTTGTGAACCAACGCACAGTCACAGCACTCCGAGTGTGTGTACCCACGGACCCGGTACCATATCCCGTCTTCTATTTGGACTGGAATGTACTTGTCCTTCTTTTTCATGGGCTTGACTCTACCTGTTTGCGTAACGCCTTAGCAAGAGTTCCTCGGCAAGAGTGTATCCACCACGAGCCTTCTTGATCCTTTGAGCTTCCATTTGGTGAAGCTTCTCAGCGTAGGCGGTGGACTCCTCGGGAGTGCTAAAAACGCCAAGATGTTTTCCGGTTTTCAAATAATGATTAATGGCTTCTTTCTCTGAAACCACGCGCCCGTTAATTACCGTTGGTATCAGGACTTCCTTTCCATTGATGTTAACGCCCATAGATCTTACGGTGCTGTAAGTTCCATCAGCGTTACGGACTGCTGGCAGTTTTGAGACATCAATGTTGCCGGGTTCAACCAATCCGCCCTCAGCCATTCCCTCAGCCTGAGCAGTCGGCATCAATCGCGCCAATACCTGATCAGCATACTCGCCTACGGTCGGAGCCTTTGGATTTTTTTTGTCGCGCTGCTCTCGGCGAATGCCGCTCTTAGTAACAGCTTTAGGACCGCCGTAGTATGCAGCAGCAATCTTTTCAGGATCGTTATCATAACGGCGAGCCAGATCCTGAATGAGCACAACACCAGCCTGAGCTAAGTGCGAGACGTTATCGAAGCTATAGTCCTCCGGTAGCATTCCGGCATCTTTCATATTGTCAAAGGTATCCTTCGTAACCTGCATCGGACCCTTTGCACCAGCGTAATTCTGTTTGCTAGTATCCACCTTTCCAGAAGAAGACTCTTGCTCGTAAATAGACTTAATGAGTGGAGCTAAATCCCCAGCATCGCGTTCCGCAATGATGCTATCAATGTCATAAGACTGCTCTTCGGCTGCGGGTTCAGGCTCGCTACCGCTCTCAGCAGATACGA